GGGACGACACGCATCGCCACCGACGACGACACCGCAAACGACACCGTCGCCTCCGTGCACACCACCGACCCCGAATCGGTCTCCACGATGATCTGAGGAATTGAAACCTTCATGAGTAAGGCACCACCAATCTGTTATCCCAGGCCACCGCCTGCGCTGTCTGAACCACCACCGGAGGACCGACGTCGATGCGTGAGATATCCCACACGTTCTGCGCCGTCGATGCACCCGACACCGCGACACCGATGTACGAGTAAGGGGTCACGAAGTCTGCGAGGACCGTCACCAAGTTCGGAGGACCCGTCGGCCCGGTCGGTCCGACAATGCCGACACCAATCGTGAGATCCAACGTCACAGCCGGCTGAGGCGTAATCGACAACGACCCCGACGTCGCAGACGGGCCACCCAGACCTCGAGGCGAAATCGCCAACGTCCCAGCCAACCACGGCGACGTCACACCATTGTCCGTCACCCGCAGCTCGTAAAACCATGAGTCGACACCAAGCGCCGTCGTCGCCTCATCCGACAACGTCAACGTCAACTGGTTGCCAACCGTCGACGTCACAAAATTGACCGGCACCACCACACCGTCACCCGTCAAAATCGCAGTCTCGATCGTCGAACTAGTGAAGTCGTACGGGTCGCCGTTATCCAACACGGTCACACCGAGAATGAAATCCGAACCAACCGTCGCCACCAGGTTCAGCGCCGCAGGGATCTTCGACAACGTGCTCACTGCTTCACCTCCGCCTCAGCCCAACGGTAAGCGAGATTGATCACAGCACCCACACCGGTCAACAACGCCAACTTCCATGTGGCCTCGTCGACACCGATCAGCGAACCGCCGCCGATCACACCGACACTCGAGAAAATGAACGTCGCCAACGCTTTACGTGCCGCACCACCGAACCCGTTCATGCGTCCTCCAAATGCTTGTTCAATTTCGACGACAACAGACGATGATCGTGACGCAGATGCCGGTGATCAGCCTTCAAATCGATCACATCGGCTTTGATATCACGGATATCGGCGTGCTGTTCTTTGATTGCCGCAGCCAACGACCCGAGCGCTTTGCCGTTGTCGGCGTGCTGCTGATCGTTTTTCTTCTCAAACCGGTGCAACATGAACATGACAGGCCCAGCGATCAAAGCGACAACGATCGGAACAAAGATGGCGAACTGCTGCACGACTCACCCAGCCCGCTTCGACCAGGCGTCAGCCAACGATTTCGGCAGACCAGTAGGCATCGGCAATTTCGTCACAGACGAATTGATGACGCCGAGCAGCTGGTCTTCGTTCACAACGACACGACGCACCACCGCGGAACGCAACACAGCGTCGGCGTGGCCGTTCACAATCCACGTCAACGTGTCACCAGTCCACAAGCATGCAACCCAGCCTGAGGTGCCCGGCCGGTAGTCGAGAACGATCATGTCGACAGCCTCCACGTCGAGTTCCCGGCCATCGTAGTTCACCCGACTCGTTGGCAACTCCGAAGGCTGAAAGTGCCACGGTTCGTTGTTGACGTTCGTGAAATGGACGAGGCCAAGTTCGGCCGCTTTCCAATGGGCGAACGGCAGATCGCCGACAAGGTCTGCTGCGACAGCCCACAAACCGCTCGGCATACCCACCGACTCGTGATACGACCGGTACGGCGGGGCGGCGTGCGCCATCCCGTCACGCAACAACCAACGTTTCCCATCCCAACCACAACAACCACCAGACGGCATCTGACGATGCCGCTCCAAGAACACACGCTGCTGCTGTTCCGACGATCGCCAACCTTCGCCGATTCCGACGTCGGCGCCGGCGTCCTGCGCCAGATCGAACAGCGCGACCAACCGACGGCGGAACTCGGGATGCAACATCGCCCACGTCTGCCGTGTCGCCATCTGATCCAACGTGAGACGAGTCTGCCCGTACCCGAACCGGTATGTGCGTGTCATGTCTCCTGCTCCTCGAGGCGTTCCCCGTTGCGCACCACCGTCACGATCGGCCCGTGATCCTCCAACGCCTCCAACGCCTGACACAAAGCGGCGTAAGCGACATGAGGTGACAGCGTCCCGATATCCACGTTGATATCACCAGGAACACTTTCAAGGTCGATGCTCACCACGATGTGACGTTCACTCTGCATGAAACACCTTCCCTCTCCAGATCGCTTTGCCGTGATGAATCTGCACCAACTCGACATGCCAGGTGCCGTCCACATCTTCCTCCACGACAGCCATCCCCTGCTGCCAATTCTCCCAACGGACCACAGGCCTGCCGTGCTCATCCTCACCCGACTTCGTGGATGGCACCGTGCCGTCGACCTTGCACAAACAACCGGGGCTGAACGCCACCACCGACTCGGGTCGACCAGCGATCTCATATGTTTCGGTGTGGAGCTGCACACGGTGAATGTGGCCTTGGACAAACGACTGCCGTTCCGCTTTCGCCACTTTCACCACATCCAACCGTTCGCCGTGGATTGCCCACAACGGCGTAAACGTACCGTTACCGGCACATATCTGGAATCGTCCGGCGGGATACGCGCCGACGTACGTGACGCCCAGGTCGTCGAGGCGGAGCAGGTTCGGAATCGACAGGACAGGCCATTCGTCGGGGGCTTCGGCTCTGCGGAGCCTGAGCGCAGCCATAGCGTTACGTGTGACCGCGTCGGCGATCCGTTTGTCGTGGTTGCCGCCCAACAGGATCACTTCGGCGTCAGGGGCGATCGCCCGTTGACGTGCAAGGAACCGGTGACCGGTGTCGATGGTGGGTTGGGTGGTGAGGACGAATTCGGGTTTCACCAGAAACTTCGACGACCATTCAGGAAAGTCGAGGGTGTCACCCAAGTTCACGATGCGATCGGGTTTCGCTGCCGCCGTGATCTGCAACGCCACATCGATCGCAGCGTCATCGTGGGTGGCGATCATCTCACCGTCATGCAGGCGGCGGAACCCGATCTGCGGGTCGGGGAGAATCACCGTCACTTTCGTGTCACGGGCTAGCCCCCGTGCTTTGGTTGGGCGAATGATCGTAGGTGCTGCTACCTGCACCACAGGCCACTGCGGGCCCGTCTCCCACGTCGGTGACAGTTGCACACCGACCAGGTCGTGAACCTCAGCCTCACCGTCAGCGTTCTTGGTCAGGCTCTGGTAGAGGCTGATGCGCTTGACGCCGCCGATCTCGTCGACATCGATGCCGTTGCGTTCGAGCAGCGCAGCGATGCGGCCTAACGTCTCTTTCCGCGACGCAGGCGTGCCAGATGCCAACGCACCCAGAAGATCATCGGCCACACGCGCACCTGCCCGCAAGATGGCCTTGGACGACGGCACCACGAATCGGATAGCCGTGCTCCGTCAATAAACGCGCCAACGACTCGCCGTTGTGACGTGACGTCGTGCCGTCACGGCGAGCCGCAGCGATCTCATCAAGTTGCTGCTGCACCGCCACACGATGCGTCTCCGGCATCTCAGCGAGAACACGTTGCATACCGCAACCGAACCCTGGCCGGCGTTTCGACGATGTCGCCAACGCCTCGAGGAACCCGTCCATCAGCCCTCCATGCGACGTTGACGGTCAACCCACCACGCTGCACCGGCGATCATCAACACGCAACCTGCGACACCGGCGATCGTCGCGGCACCCACCGCCACCGCAGCCCACCGTGCCGCCTCCTTCACCACGACACCGGCGGTCATAGTTCGATGCTTTCCCACTGCTGGGTGGTTTCGTTCCAGATCCACATGCCATCGTCGGGCATCGGTGTCGGGGGCTGCCAGTCGCCTGCGTCGTCAAGTGTCCACGACGGGAACGGCTGAGGTGCGATGAACATGTCACGCGCCTCGTCGTACGTGTAGCCGATGCCTGCATACCGGCCACGAAACCGGCCGTTATAAGACGTTTGCACCCACCGGCCCGATAACCCAAGACGGGCAATGAATGCTTTCCCCAAGGGTTCGCTGTGATGGGGTGCCGGATCAGGTGCGTCAGAATTGCTGACGGAGATGACTTGGATCACCGTGTTGGAATCGTCGAGTTGAGCGAAATAAGCCATCAGATTGCGTACCTCACGATTACTATTCCGCTTCCCCCATTGCCGCCTGGGCTTGTAAGAACGCTGAATCCGCTAGCGCCGCCACCACCGCCACCGGTATTGACAGTTCCTGCCACTCCGGCAGCATTGCTGGTCTGTCCACCAGCGCCGCCACCACCAGCACCACCTGCACCGCCAGCACCGGATGAACCAGAGAAACCACCACCGCCCCCACCAGCGAGCGTTACAGCAACACCGGTAATAGAGGACGACGCTCCAGCGCCACCAACGCCACCGTTTACTGCACCACCATTGCCTCCGACTGCGCCAGCACCACCACCGCCGCCAGCACCCAGATTGCCTGTCGTGCCATTGTTGCCACCATTACCGCCCTGCCCAGCAGTGCCAGCACCGCCAGTTCTGGGCGTGCTCGTGCCGCCACAAGCGCCACCACCAGAGCCACCGGCGTTGCCATTGCCATTGAAGGCACCGCCACCACCGCCAGTTGATGTCACTGAAAAAACAGAGTTCGATCCATTAGTGCCGGAGGCTTGATTGCCACCCGGCCCGCCCGCGCCAACGGTAACTACTTCAGAGGTCGTGATTGTCAACGGTGAACCGACGTTAGTGCGCCGACCGCCTGCACCTCCACCGCCACCAGTCCAGCCGCCGCCACCACCACCACCAGCAATGACCAAATACTCGACATTCAATGAAGCGACAAGAGGAGTGAATACGCCGCTTGCTGTGAAGGTATGCACGACCCAACCACTGATGACTTCAATAGTGCCACCGGTCGCTCGCGCGTATGGAATGGTGACGCCTCGGTCGCCTACGCCCCACACGCCCGACGAAAGAACCGCCGACGCGCCGATAACACCGCCGTTGTAGATGTTGGCGCTCACGAGATCTCCAACACGCTCACCGTGATCTCGGCGTCGTCGTTCGTTTGGCCGGTGGCACGGATCTTGTCGCCGGCCTCGAGAACCAGTTTGCCTGCGATCGGGGCCAGCGACGCCTTCGCTGGCACCACTACATCTTCGACGAGGCGTGTGATGGCGTCAGCGTTAGATGAATCCGTCCACCACACCGACACCTCCTCCGAGGCGGCTGACACATTGGCGATTTGACAGCCGATCACGATCGCCGTCACACCCGAAGTCACCGTGTACACGTCGGTTGTCGTGGTTTGGATCAACGCTCGAGCGTTCTTGAAAGTGTTAGGCATCGTTTGCTCCTCAGGACAAAGCCAGAATCAGAGGTACTGGGTCGGTCACAATCTCAGTCCACGCCGAACCGCCGTAGAACCACAGTGTGTTCGAATCGGTGAGATACGTCACCATGCCTTCCGACGGTGACGTGATCGCCGTCGACCTGGCCGACGCGTCGTCGAACACCATCACCGACTGCTGCATCAGATACGTGTTGACGTTGTTCGCCGTCAACACCTCACCCACGTTGAACGTTCTGAAACCTGCACCAGCCATTATCAGCCTCCGCCTAGAACGCTAGAACATTCGCGTCAAGTTGGCCGAGTGTCGCATCGTCCAACACCAAATAATTCGACGTGTCACGAGGCGTGAAACCGAACGTCACCCGCCAACCCGAACCCACCGTGCAGTCATGCCGAATCGATTCAATCGTGCACGGCACCACAATCTGCGCAACCCCCGGAGGCGTGAACTCGACCGTCACCGACGACGTCAAATCCAACGCCAACAAATCACTGATCACCGCCGCCGACTTCGTATCCAACAACGTCGACACCTCAGCGATGCGAGGCAACGTCGACGCGAACCGCACCATCGCAAAATCCAACATGTCGGTCACCTCGGCATCAGAAGCAAACAACACTTCGCCCAGGTTCAGAAACCGGATGCCGAACGAACCCGTCGACGTCGCCGACTCACGCACCACCGGGTCCTCACCAACACGGTTCGCCGCCAACCGGTTGTACAACTCGAGTGCCGTCACCAGACGAGTGATCGCCTCATAATTCGTTGACGCACCATCATCCGAAAACGTTTCCGTCGGCGGCTGCAACAGTTCATAACGATCCTTGAACTGCAACGTGCCGTTACGGTCCACAAAAATCGCACCCTGCTCCGTCCGTTCCACACGTTGCAGATATTGCAGCACGTTGCCATCCGCCGTACCGGCCTCACACGACGACTGGCCCGTCGACGCACCAACCAGAAACGGATAATCAACCTCGGGAAGCGAAATGACGTTACTGAAACGGTCCCCCGTCGACTCGGCACCGAACGACGTCCCCTCAGCAATCTGCTGCTGGGCGAGCAGCGACAACCCGTCAGCCGCCGTCATCGTCACAATCGCATTGCCGTCCAAGTCGTAATCCAAACGAATGTCGACAATGAACCCGACAAACACGTTCTGCGCCAACGGAATCGAAGTGATATTCGACACGATGCGCAGACGGCGACCCGGAACAATCTTGCCGAAATACGGGCCTGAAGCGTTATCGGGATCGAGCACGCCGTCCAGGTTGCGGAACGACACCTGACATGTGCCGGCTTGGAACGGCTGCGAGTAATCCGACCGGCCACGCTGCACACTGAACGAAAACGCCCTATCGGTCAGATCCACATACGAGGGGATGCCACCCCACGTGAACACGCCCGACCCGAACTCGGCGAACACCGTCAACGGCGGAGTGCTCATACCAACACCTTGATCGGAGCGGGCCCGTTCGTCCGGTTGTAACGGCGGATCGCATCCACCACAGCCTGCGGATCAGCAGACGTCACCGTGATATTGATCACGTTCCCACCAGCGCCCCCAGGAGCGCCGCCACGGCCCAAACCTCGTGAAGGGGCCCCACGCTTGATTGCGTCCACCACATCGGCACTCAGCACGTACTCACCGCCATGAGCAGTGATCGGCACCGACGTACCGGGGACACCGAACACCGGACCACCGATGTTGCGTGACTGGCGAGGGGCCGACGCCGCAGCGATCGCCGCCGGCGAAAACTGCTGCGCCTCGATACGTGACGTTTCGACAATTTCCGTACGCACCGTCGTGAACCTTGTGATCACATCTCGAGGCACCGCGCCGAGCTGCTCGATGTAACCGGCGAGTTGGCGCCGCAACGGATCACCAGGGGCAAGCGCGCGAGCAACCTCAGACAGGTTGTCGACCATGATCTTCTGACGTTCAGAACCCGTCAACGTTTCGCCCGCCAACTCCTTCTGCGCCTCAGCGGCCTTCACAGCAGCCTCGGCTTGGCTCAACGCCTGACTCACCACATCGCGCTGCGCCCGCTCCAACTCGCGTGCAGATGCCTTGCCTTCGCCGAGCATCTTGGCGTATTTCTCAACGGTGTCGGTTGTGCTGTCGATCTGGTTCAACAACGCCAGATCGGCGTTGAACATGGCGAGCGACGAATCGATCAGTTTGTTCAACGCATCATCGGCGGCACGCACCTGCTTTTCGTAACGTGCCATCGCATCATTTGCCGCCCAAATAGAATCGGCCATCGCGAGAGACGTGTCGTCGGCGTAAATGAACTGCTTCGCCAGATCGGTTTGCGCTGCTTCGAGCTCACGGGTTACTGATTCGGTCAAATCGATTTGCGCCTGGGCCTCCTGATACGACTTCGACAGTCGGTCAACTTCACTCATGACGGCACGGGCATTACCTCCAGCGTCACCAAACGCCTCCCCAAGCCGCCGTTGCGACTCCTGAGCAGAAATGCCTTTCTCATTGACAAACGCCATCTTTTCGGCGAACTCATCAAACGCTGGCGACGCCTCACCTTTGATTGCTTTCGCAAGATCCGAGTTAGTGAGGCCAAGTTTCTCCAACCGTTCCTGCATTTTTTCTGTCGCCAACAATGAGCCAATCGCAGCATTCGTCGCACCGTCCTGGCCTTCAGCCTCGGCACGCAAAGCCGCCGTGAACGTGTCGGTAATTTCAGCGAGGCGTTCCTTCTCCCGCTTGTACAGGCTGTAGGCAACCGTTCCCAAGCCGATAGCGATACCGACTGCACCAAGCCCGCCAACAAACTTTGCAGCCTTCGCAGCCGTCAAATCAAACGATGTGCCCATAACGGTGTTGGCAATCTTCACGATCGTTTGCATGCCAGCGAACGCCTTCATCGCAATGTTTGCCAACACGATGGCACCAGCCAAAGCACCAACCGCACCGGCGACAATCAAAAACGTCGTCTGGTTGTTGGCAATCACATCGAAAAACGCTGAAGCGAAACCCGTCAACTTCTCAAACGCAGGCAACAACGCCAGACCGATCTTTTCCTGCATCTGAGAAAACGACACAGCCATGATGTCGGAGGCATTAGCGGTTGCTTTCGCTGTGCCACCAACCTGCTTCTCGATCGCCTCGAGCACCAGCGCCTGGGCCTCGCCGATTTCGTTCGACTTCACCAAAACCTTGATGCGTTCTTTTTCTTCCTGCGTGAATGTCACGCCTGCACGAGACAGCGCGCTTATACCTTTCACCGGGTCGTTCAAGGCCTTGCCGAGTTGGATAGCGTTCGACTCTGCGGTGCCAAACCCTGCGGCAGCCAAATCCAGCGCAGCGACAGTTGCACGATCAAACGCACCACCGACAGTGTCGGCGGTCTGCGCAACCTCGCCGAACGTGAGCAGCGTCGCCTCAACCTGTTTGATGTTGTTCTGATTGACGCCAGTGTTCCGAGCTAGCTCTTCGGACATGTCAATCAAACGGCTAGTGACAGCACCAACCCGATCACCGAACAACCCCATCGACTCGGCGATCGTCGCAATCCGCGCATTCGATGTAGCGGCTTCCTCACCGGCCCGTGACATTTTCACGAAACCAGCCGCCATCGCACCCACCACAGCGACAGCCGGCAAAAACGCTTTCTCGAGCGCGAACCCGACTTTCTTCGTCTTCGAGTCCAGTTTCTCAAACTCACGGATCGCCTTATCGATCCCTTGTGGTTTGAACTCGGTAAGAAGGGGGATTACGACGCCACCGCGAGCCATCTCAGATCCTTTCGATCTCGACGTTCACCTGACGTGCAACCGTCTCCACAGCCTCAATGATGGCACGCGTCACCTCGGTACGAGTTGCGGCGAAAGCAGGGAACAGCACACGAGAGTACTGACCGCCTTTCAACGAACCGAACCGTGGGATCTTGTTCACCAACGTCTGCCCTTGCGTCGTGTTCGCATGCCCGTTCGGTCGCCCAGAATACGGACGGCTGCGAGCCACCTTGTTCGACAAATTGGCGCGCCCCGCCCAGTCGTAAATCATGCCGGCCGCATTCTTCTGCTGCAACGACAACAACGGCCACGACGTGGAAGAGAACTTGGTGCCCCCCGTCTTCGCCGAAATGCCCGACAACACCTCCGACTGCCGCCAGCCGGTGCGGCCCTTATGAGCCCAACCCGATAGCGGCGACTGATCCGGCGTAATCGACCTGGCCTGCGCCACCATCGGCGACGCAGCCTTCCGCATCTGCTGCTGTGTCTGACGCAGCAGTTTCTTGTCGGTGGCCCGCAGAATCGCCTGCAACTCCTTCACACCGATCACCTGGGCGCTCACCGAAATACTCATCAGTCTTTGCTCCGCTCCGTCAAGATGTGCACGATCTCGTGAAACACCTCGGGATCGCAGTCGAGCAGCTCGTTTGGCCCGATACCGGTGGCAACAGCAATCGTCGCCACCAGGCGACTCATGTCGCCTCGTCGTCGCCTTTTGGGCCGATGATCTCGCATTCATCGACATCATTCAGCCACTGGTCGAATGGCTTCACCACTTGGCCCGAAGACCGCATGCATTCCCAGCCCAGCCAATACTGATGCTCCATGCGTGGTTCTTTCGTGAACGCCGTACCGAGACCGACCTTGAAATGACGTTCAAACGCCATCACGGTACGAGGCTTCACAGGAAAGACCTGGGCCTCGTCTTCGCCTTCCATCTTCACTGACAGCGAAAAGTTCGCCATGTGGGCAGTGTCCTTTCAGACTCAGGTCGTGGTCTTCGTGATAACACCCGACACAGGCCAGGTGACATCTGCGGCGGCGAGATCGCCGACAGCGCCGTTCAGCACCGGCCATTCGGTCACCAGCACCGTCATGCTGAACACGGGGTTGGCGCTCGAGGTGGTGGTGGCGACAGGCTTCACCGTCACCGACGTCGTGCTGCCGATCAACGGGTAGATCGTCTGATGCACCTCGGAAGCGGCGAAGTCCTCGTGGAACGACAGCGTGATGCTGTTGTCGCCGAGGCCTGCGATGCGCGTGACAGCGGTGTTACCAAACGCCGTGGTGGGCACCTCGGCGCGCGTCTCGTTCAACGAGATCGAAGCGATGTGATCCGAAAGGTCAATTTGGTTGACCGTGATTTCTGGATTGACGAGCACGAACTTTGCCATGTCAGTTCTCCTCTTGGTCGGCCTCATCGGCCTGGGTCGATGTGGCCGTCTTCACGGCCTTCTTGATGGGCTCGAGATGCCCGCCTTCAACGAGCGCAGCCAGATTACACCCGGCAAGTTCCTCGTCGCTGAGAACGTCACCAGGAGCCTTCCCAGCCACGTTGTGATTGCCGATAATGCGAAACATGCCTGCGCCTTTCACGCGTGAACCAGCAACGAAACATCGACCGCCAAATAATCGGCGTCACCCTGCGAGATCATCCGAATGTTGTCGGCCCGTTGCACCACCAAAGTCTGGCACACACCGCCCAAAGTCCTGTCAGATTCGATGATCTGACGCAGCGAACCGGCGCCCGTCGGAGCAATCGCCTTCGACAACGCTTCATATGCGGTGCGGTCCGAGGTGCGCGCCACCACAGCCGTCACCGTCATCGTCAACCGTGGATCACCCAACGCGAAAGCGTTCTGGAAGTCAACAGCCTCAATCAGCACGAAAGCGCACGGCACGCTGCTGATGTCGGCGGGGCGGTCGTAGGCACGAATGCCTGCGGCACGCAGCTGCGCCGTCAACCCGTCCAACACCTGGACCACAGTGGCCGGCATCAGGCCACCAACACCGGATCACGGCGGTACTGCATCAACAGCGAGCTCGCCACCGGATGCATCGCCTGCCGCAACCGGATCACGCCGATATCGCCAAACCCTGCAACACCCAACGGGGCATCAACCGATTTGAAGATCGACAACGCCTGGATCTGCGCAGCCTGCTTCACCGGGTTCGGCACCGCCGCCCAACCCCAGCGCGCCGTCACCTGCACCAAAGCCTGCCCACGCCACCTCGGCCAGTAACGGGCCTCGATGGCACGCAACGTGTTGAACGGCCACACCTGGCCCTGATAGCGGCCGTTCAACGGCTCCAACTGGTAATCGGTCGACAGCCACTGTGTTTCGAACACGCCGTCGTTGTCCTCGTCGGTGCGCACCACAAGGCCGCTCGCCGTACCGAAATCGTCAACAGGGCAATACAGCGCAGATTCAGCCACAAAGATACGTGGAGATGCAGAAGCGTCATAGGTGAACTGGCGGTTGCATTCCGCCTGCACCTGCTGCGTCGCAGCATCACACGCCATCTCGAGACGCACATCGTCGACCAGGTCATTAGCGGGGATGCCGAGAATCGCTTTCAACTCGGTTTTGGTGACCAGTTGCGACACGTCACACCCTCTCAGCGAGAACGACTTGAAACCAGCTGACGCTGACCTGCGTAAGGATAGACCAGCCATTGTCGGACAGCAGTCGGGCATAGCCTTCGATATCCCACGCCCACGTGTGGAACTCGTAATGAGCGGCCGCTGTTTCAGTCCACGGGCTGGACGCCACCAGAAACTGCGAATGCTCGGCGATGCGGCGCACAAACCTGTGAGGGTCGACCAGATGCTCCAACATCTCGGTGGCGACAGCGATATCACCCCACTCAATGACGCCGTCGACACAGTCGCCGAGCATCACGTTCTGACCTCGTTTGGCTGCGCCGGCCACATTCTCAGGCGTCAAGTCATAACCCCATTTGGCGTGACTTGGCACATGGTTCAGAAGTGACAGCAGACCCCCGTCACCTGCCCCCAGATCGACGACAGACATCCCAGGCAACCACACCAACTCGACGAGGCGTGCGGACGTCAGGAGGCGAGGACGGTGGCCTGGCTGATCAACGTGGGGTGCACGTTCACGTTTCGCATGCCACTCGGGTTTCGTCCACTCCGGCACCGTGCCCTCAGGGAACAGACGATCCTCGATCATGCGACGCCGTCCAATGCCAACCGAATGCCTTCCTCGAGTGTGATCTTCGGCTTGTAGAACTCATGCATCTTTGACGAATCCGACACCCGATACCAACACCCGACAGGCTTAGCGGGCAAATGCTCAAACTCGGGTTGATAGCCGGCGGCGTCACACACCATCTGCGCCAACTCGTTGAACGACGTCGGCCTACCCCAACCCAAATTCGTGGGCCCTGCGATGTCCTGGCGCACAGCCTCCAACACGGCACCCACCACGTCACGCATGTGAATGAAGTCGCGCTGCTGTGTGCCGTCACCCCAAATCTGAAACGGATCGTCACGACGCAACGCACGGGCGATGAACGACGGGAACGGATAGTCGAGATCCTGGTCTGCGCCGTAACCACTGAACGGGCGGAACACGTGCACCCGCAGACCCGCAGCCTCAGCGTGGCTCGCCAGAATCTCGCCAGTCAACTTGGCCCAACCGTAGGTTTGATCAGGCGTGCCGACATCGTCCAGATCGATGTCCTGTTCCCGTTGTGCAAGATGAAACTCACGGGTTTGGATATCGACCGGATAGGCGGCGCTGCTGCTGAAATAGACGATCCGGCTCGGCCTGGTGCGCATCGCCCACTGGAACATGTCGCTGTCAATCGCCAGATCCGTAGCCACCTCCAGCGGCGCCCCATCGATCTTCATGCGGCCACCGACCACAGCCGCCAAATGCACCACAAGATCGAAATGTGAATCGTCGGTCTTGAACCAGTCACGGCAATCTGCACCGGACTTGAGATCCACGCCGACGATGTCGTGCCGGCCGTCATCCAACTGTCGATGAAACTCACGCCCCACAAACCCTTCGTCACCGGTGATCAGAATCTTCATGACGCCAACTTCATAAGATCATTTACCAGCTCGGTACGCAGATAAGCATCGAACGCCAATTTGTCGGCGGCGTAACGCTGAGAAGCATTCACTTCCCGATAGCCCTGATCCCATTCAGCTTTGCCCGCCAACGGATGCATGTGTTCGATCACCACATCCTCGAGGAACGTGAGCGACGCCAAATTCACACCGATCGTCATCCAAAAATTGTCGATGTACATGTGACGGATCGACGGCGGGTTGAAGTACCCGAGGCGGCGCACCAACTCCGACGACATGAACACGTGAGTGGCGAGATTGCGGCCCTGGAGCAGATCGTCGCCATACACGACGTTCCGCCAATCCTTCTCGATAGCCGACAACACACGCTCATCCCAACCAACTGTGCGAGGCCGATGGTCGTCGCCCATGAACCCGAGCACCTCAAACCGATCCCAACACGACTCGGCCATCTCATTGATCGACGGGCCCAACCCGATACGAGGACCGACAAACAATGGCGTAATGCCACAGTTGCGATACCCCGCCAACTCGGGATCGTCATCATCAACACGACAAATAATGCGTGTATCGGCACGACACGTCGCCTCAAACGCCTCAAGCATCTCGGCTATCGCCTCAGGTCTGCCACGAGACGGAATGATCACCGCCAACCTCATGGCTTCTCCATCCGCTGAATCCGGTCACACATCCGCTCATCCAGCCACATGTGTTTCCAATGCGACGTCTTCACGCTCGTGTCCACAAACACCGGGATCTCGCACGCTGCGGCACGCATACACAACGACAAATCCTCCGACAGCCACGAACCATCCACCGTCGACTGCACCGGCGAATACCACGACCTGCCGTACTTTGAGGCGATCTTCTCCAAAGCGTTGCGGTGAATCAGAATGCACGCCGAACCCGTGCCGGCCACACGCATCAACTGGTCACGGTCGTAATCCTGATTCGCTTTGAACCCGCCACCCACCTGATCATTCCACCAATCGAAGATCGTCGGCACCGGCTGCACAAACATGCCACCCATGCCATCAGGCCCCAGTTCACGATTCATGAAACACAAACCGCCGACAATCGGACGTTCCACCGGATCAGCAGCAGCAATCAAACGATCCACCGTGTCAGGGGCAAACCCCATGTCGGTGTCAATCCACCACAACCAATCCGAACCAGTCTCGAGGAACTGCTTCACCGTGTCGTTGCGAGCCTGAACGATGCCGCCAGTGCCGTACTGCGTCGCCAACCACTGGCCACCAATCACATGCTGATGGTGCACCACATCCCACGAAATCAACGCCATCATGCAGGCATGCCAGGAGTAGGTGACTTCGGTGCCGTGAACGTAAGCGATCGACACCTTCGTCACGGCTCGAACCGCCTCGTGCGGCGACGCTCGCCAGGCCCAGCAGACGCCTGCTCCACACCCGACAACTCTTCGAGCGTGGCGAACAGGTGCGGTCTCGCCAACACCAGCGGATCATCCTCCGGCCACGGCTGGTTGCGGCGCAACATGACACGCAACCCCGTCTCCGGATTCGTGGTGAACCCGTCACTGCGGGCAAACACCATTCTCGACATGGGCAGTCTCACTTTCACTGAAGGGCAGAAGGGCAGGTGCCCCACCGACCGCTGCCCTCGGCCGGTGGGGCGCTCAACTCAACTCACTGGTTTTGCAGTGTTACTGATTTTGCAACAATCGAAAACCCAAATCGTTCACTGAGTCGAAACCGTGACGGGCGTAGGCGAACCAGCCGCGCTGGCCGGTGGGACGGTTGTCGGCACCGAACAGGTGAGGCACGAGCTCGAGCGACATGCCTGCACGCTGGGCCACCAAGAAGTTGGAGAAGTCTCCAACGACCAGGATGTTGGCCGCACCCGTGGTGCCGGTGAAGTCCGGCGCATAGTCGGTGGTGCGAACCGGCCGGCCGAACAAGTTGCCGATGCCGCCCTGCGTGAGATTCACGGTGTAGTAGGCACCGGTGTCGTTCGCGCTGAACGTGCGGATCTCGTTCTCGACGTCAGTCGACATCAGCCAGGTGGCTGAGCCGCGATAACGCTCGGGAAGGCTCTTCCACACCTTCAACAGGTCGACAGCACCGAACTGACCGTCAGTCGTCACCACAACTTCGACGTTGGTGTTGGCGTCGAGAGCGGTGAAGATGCCGGTCGGGGTGGAACCGGTGATCGTCTGCGACGCCACCAAATCGATGTAGCCCTGGTCGAGGAGGCGACGCATCTCAGCGGCAAAGCTGGGATAGTCTTCGCCGATTTCGATGCTGTACGGGATGAAGCCGCGAGCGGTCTTGACCGGCACCGTGGGCTGCGCCAACACGGGGCTGTCGTCAGAAACCTGCGAACCCTCGTTGTCGTAGGACCAGGTGACACCGGCGCTCGACACGCCCTTCCACTCGTCGGTGGTGATGGTGACGATCCGAGCGAGATCCAACACCGGAGCGCCAGCGGCACCCTGGGTAAGGATAATTGACGGATCGATCAAAACAGGCACCCCGAAGCCCCCTGCGGTGTCGACGCTGCCCGACATCGCACGGAACTCCGACACCGCACGGGCCTCCTCAGCGGTCCACGCCGGAGCAGCCGACGTGACAGCCTTCGCGAAAGCGTTGCGATAGTCGTCGTTTTCGGTGAGCAGCATGCGCCGGGCGATCTGGCCGCCGTCGGTGTTGCCGTTCCTGGTGCGGAGCAGACGCTCGACGTGATCGCCCTGGCGGACGTCGAGGCCTTTGCCGTCACGATCCAGCATGGCGAGAGCGGCGTCACGGATCTCCATCGCAGAAGCGCTGCGGATGTCGACGTTCACTTCGGTGCGACGCATCACCTGCGGTGCGTCGTAGCCGGCGTGACGCTCCGTCACCTGGCTCTTGATCTTCTCGATACGGGCGGCACGGGCGGCACGGGCCTCGGCCTCGGCCTGCTCGGTCTCGTAGCGGGGAAGCAGCTCGTCGAGTTCGACGACTTCTTCCTCGGTGATGTCAACCTTCTCAGAGAGCTCGATGATACGAGCACGCATTTCGGACAAGTTCATGATGTTGATTCCTTTTTGACTCCGGCGATCATCGCCTTGGCGCGTCGCTGTGAAACTGTGGGGATCGACACGTGGCGCGAAGCCGGGGCGTCGGGTTCCGATGAGTGGCTCGGAGCCGGGTCATCGGGTACGGCGGGCGACTCGAGGTCGGTGCCGAAAGTCATCATGCGTGCTATTTCAGCACGAATCTCGGGATCTTGCAGCGAACGCATCACAGCGGCGCTACGCACACCAACCGAAGTCTGGTCGTAAGCGGGAAACACCACCGGGCCAACCTCGTACAATTCAACCTCTTTGATGGTGCGTTCAGCCATGCCGTCACGGGTTCGAGTCCACGCATCGTCGACGACACGGAACCGGAACGACATACCCGAGATGGCGCCGTCACGGATCGCGTCACGCACCGGCTCCACCAGCCAGTTGTCGGACAGACGGGCCCGAACCCGCAACCCGCGGCCGTCCTCCGTGATCGACGTGATCCGGCCCAACGGAATCGACCCGATCAGCGGATGCTGCCCGTGATCGAACTGCAACACCGGCATCCGCATCCCGAGGCTGCGCTTGAACGCACCAGGAGCGATCCGCTCACGAAACACACCCTCGAAATCGATGATGTCAGTCCACTCGTTGAACACGGCCGCATAGCCGTCCAAGTTCAAACCGTCAGCAGACGGCTCGGCGCGGAACTGGATATGCCTGACACAATCCTTGTCGACATCCATCGGTTCACACCTTTCCGCATCCATCGCTGCAACTTTAGACGCAAACCAGTCACGGGCAGGTTGAGGGTCAAGCGGATTGATGCCCCACAGATAGTGGGCGACCGCACCAGCACCAGGCCAACCGTCATCATTTGCGTTGCTGTTCGACGGTGCCTCGAGGTCGACGGCGTGTCGTGCGCCCCAAGCGTTGGCCCGGCGCACCTTGTCTTCTGAGATGTCGCCATCAGCCATCAGACGGGCTTCACGGATCGTGCGTGGCACCACACCGTCGCCCGACAGGCCTTCAGCATGAAGTTCGAGACCACGGGCTGCGGCGTCACGAATGTATTTCGGCGGGTCCAGGTTCACCTGACGATCTTCGTCTTCGTCTTTCTTCTTGTAACGCTCAGACGGCTCCCAACGATCACAGTAGAAGTCGCCACGCACCCAGTCTTCCCACAGGCGGCACCAGGCGCGCTCACCGTCCTCGTTCACCTGCGATTCGTCGTAATGCACACAGTTGCCGCATGCGCGCCCATCGGGAACATCATCCGAGAGGGCCGGCCGATAGGCGTCGGGAAGATCACGAACCGAACGCTGCCCGCCAGGTTCGATGTCCTCGGCCAACGACAACGCCACCATCTGATCGATCGCATCCTGTTTCGTGACGTGACAACCCATCACTTCACCGTCTTCTTTCACGGTCGCCCAACCCGAACAGTCAGGGTTGTCGTCTTCGATGAAATACGGCATCAGGTTTCGTCCTCCACCGTTCCGCTTTCGCTCACCGGCCGCAACTGCACCGACAGGTTGCCGGTGTGCACCAGGCGGCTCATGTCGTTCGTCGTCACAGCCTCCACCACCGACGACGGATCGAACCCGCCGTCAACCAGTTGGCGCATCGTCGCAGCATCACGCTGACGGATCTGCGCCGCATCCAACACATCCTCCTCGAGGAGCGGCACATCCCGGTCGTCGTACCACAAACGTGACGCAGGATCGGGCGCCGGAACAATCACCTGCAACGCGCCCGCCACCGAACGCCACAACGGCCGCATCGTGCCGTCAGCGAACCGGCGACGCGCCGCCGCATAGTTGCCTGCGTTCAACGCCGAACCGGCAAGGCCTTCCGAAATGCCGAGGTACGACGCTGGCACACCAGCAGCAGCGGCGATACGGGTTTCACCCGCACCCTGCACAGCCTTCATCGACAACCGCTCGAAATCCGCACCCACCACCTTCACGTCGGCACCGGCACCGAGAAACAAAGTCTTGAACGACTGGTTTACGCCCTGGTGTTCGTTGCGGAACTTCTCAGTGAACTTGTCGAACGCCTCTTTGGAAATGGTGCTGTCAAACGAAACCACCATCTGCGGGGTTGCGGCGTTGCGAATAAACGACGACTTGTATTTCGTGAGCCCGTCATCGGCAGTCGCATCCGACAACACCGTCGACAGCCAGGTGCGGCCACGGAACGGATTCGACGGATCAGGCAACGGGCGGAAATGTGCAACCTGCGAAGGCTCAAAAAACGCCAACTCATTCTGATTCATGTCGACCACCGAATAGCCGACAAGATGCTTCCCGTAAGGTTGCTTCGTCACCGTGTCCGACACCTCGGCGGTGATGATCATCGTCCGATCAGGTGGTAGACGCACCAACTGCTCCACGCCGTTGACCGTCTGACGCACCCGATAAGCGTTGCCGTACAGATCGACGTCCATCAACATCTCGGCGAGCAGATCGCCGGTCTGCCCGCCAGGGAACGGCCGCTCGAGAATCCCCAACGCAGGCGAACCGAACATGCGCCCAGGCCTGCCCTCCACAAACGCCTGGAACTGAAACCGGATCTCCGAAAACACGAGCAGGCGCGCATGGATCGCAGCCGCCACAATCGGATTCCGTGCCCCCTGCATCGCCGTGAACTCGGTGAACGACGAACTCGGCACCACATAGCGCTGACCGTTGAACGAAAACTCTTGCAACATCGCCTGATAGTCGTTCCACGACAAACCCGACGGCTCGAGGCCTTGGCGTTGCAACAAACGACCCAACATCAGTCACGCTCCAAAGCCACACCGACCAGCACCAAACCGGCACCGGCGACCATCAAACCCAACGCAACATGCAGCAAACCGGCACCAACAGAAAACACAGCCAACCCTGTCAGCTGCGCCCACGATGCCAATCGTCTCATGATGCTCCTCATCCGAAAGCAAACCAAGGCTCAGCCGCCACAGACGACTCGCCCGACACGGCACGATGATAGGCCAAGCACATCGCTACGGCTGCGTCGATTTTCCCACGAGACTTACCTTTCGCCAGCGTAAACCCCGCATCGTTCAAACGAGCCTGAGCGTTCAACACCTGCGCAGTGAAATCGGCGTGACCGTCATGAGAGATTTCGCCACGTTTCACAGCCTCAAACGTCGACCCGACAGCAGGCGTCATCCGAGACACATGCTGCGGAATCTCCACCATCGGCACACCCTCATCAGCCAACACCGCAGCCGGCAAATCAAAGAACCGTGGATCGAACGACACCTCCTGGACGTCGAACCGGATCACCAGCTGCCGAATATGCGCCATCACATCCGACACGTCGAGGCGGCCGTCCTCAGTTGGTTGCCAAATGCGTGCACCCACATGCCACCGGCCATCAGGCCGCTGCTGCACCACCGCCACAGCCGTACTGTCGTGCTTCAAAGCCACGTCGACACCAACCCACGTCCTCGCCCCGTCAACAAGCTCGTAAGGGTCACGACACGCAGCCCACACCCGAGCACCATCCGAACCAAGCCAACACTCAGCACCCTCAGCCCACTGGCCCAAACGAAAAATTCGAAAATGCGTCTCCGGTGACATCTCCACCGCGGTGATCAGCGCACCCTCGTTCATGTAACCCTCGTCGAGCGCAGGGTTCGCTCGGCGCCACTGGTCACGATCACGAATATTGCAGCCGTCGTCGGCAGCGAACTCCGTGAACAGAAACCCAGGCGGCAAATTGCCGTGACGCACACGCTCACGCATCGCCCACAACGCATTGTCCTTCTCGAGGCCCGGCGTACCGATCCCCACCACCAACGACCGAGGCCGCTTACCCGACGCCAACACCATCGACTGCCACGAATCCTGCGGCATAAACCCGATCTCGTCGACAATCCCCAACGACATGTCGAGACCCTGAAGGCCATCAGTGTCGTTCGACTTCGGAAACATTTCGCCAAAGTTCAACGGCGTCACAATCTTCTGCGAACCCAACGCCGAATACACGAAACACCTCGACGACAACTCCCAGTTCGCACGCAGCATCGCCAACGCCACGCCATACACACTGGTCACCGCCTGCTGAATCGTCGTCGCCACCACCGGGATCTGCGGTGCGCCCGACTCGTCAGGATCAAACAAAGCGTGCAAGCCCATCGCAGCCAACAACGTCGACTTGCCGTTACCACGACCAACCGACATCACCGACACCGAAACGCCGTCACCATACGACGCCTCGATCCACTCCTTCTGAAACCGAGCCAACCGCAACGGCTCACCAGCCCCGTAACCCTTCGGTGATTTGCAATACGTCTCAATGAACTTGATCGCCCGTGCAGCCCGATCCTGCACACGCCAATCCATCCACGGACCGTCGGTTTCGTTCTCGAGCTTCTTGCCGGCGTTAGCGCCCTGGCGGGACTTCGGATCGACCGTCGACTTGCTCACAACAACAACCTAAACCTTTCTACGTCTCTTCAAGGCTGGTGATGGGATGCACCCCGCCAGGCAGGCCCGTCGGG